CGAGTCTTCTTCTTTTCTATTTTAGCGAATTTCGTGGCTTCATCCTTGAGATGACCACAGAAGTTAGGCATGTAGCGTTTTCCGTTGTGATAATTATCAATCACAATTTGAACACGCTCCATGATTTCTTCTGTGAACTCTACAGGTTCGGACAATCCATTAACTGCTGGAATTGGGCGCAAAAATTGTTTTTTGGTCTTCTTCCATGGGTTACCTGCACTAGTGCTTCTATTGATTTTATCAACAAAAGCTACACCAGGTGCACCATTAAGAGTTGTCATATCATCGTAAACCATGATATCATCCCAATCGGACTGCTTCAAGCCTGAAATAATATCAGCATAGAAATCCTCAACACATTGATTCAAAGTGTTATTATCCAGTTTAACAACTGGATGTGTCATATCTTTGAGAGCAATGTGCCAAGGTTCCCAACCTTTCATTACTGGAGGTCCATGTTTAATAGAGACACCTCGTTTCTTCATGGATTCAGCAATATAGGTTTCAGCTACATTAGATCTATGGTTTGCTCTATGGCCTTCAAAAGATCCATAAACATTGGCAGTACCATCTTCAAACCAACGAACAGGAGCTCGTTGATTCAGATCTACCAATGAACGAGGAGCAGAAGGTGCACTCAATAGAGGTTCACCACTCTGAATATGAGGCTCATCAAACTTTTGAAGAGCTTTCTCAATATCTTTACGAGTGATACCCGCAGAAAGCACCACATCACCTCCTCCAGCCATATGATAACCCACAATAATGGGTCCCATACCAGTTTTAACTATCATTAGAGAGCCACAATCACCTCGTTGAGTTGGTTCGTAGACTCTCCCTTGATAAGCTAGACCAGTAAATTTGGCAGCTAATACGCCTCCTTCAATGCAATAGTTCTTTTGTGGAACTATAGCCTTCACTTCCCGTTCGAATACATGTCCATTCTCTAAACGACCTAGATAAATACCAGAGTAATTACCTTGAATAGGTGTATTAGAGAACAGATCCATAATACTTTTGCGAGGAGGAATATTGCGGATGCGTACAAATGCAAGATCTTGTGAAGGATAGCGAATAATATCGCTTTGTCCAATAGTGATCTCAATATTAGATGAAACACCCATATCAGTAGGTTGGGAAATCATCTTAACATTGAGAACATCACAATCCTCGGGTAAACCATGATTATTACACATGTAAATGTGACTACTCACAGCTGTTGCACGGATGACACGTGATCGAGTTTGGCCATCAATAACACGTGTACTCCTAAGATGCACCATATTCCTGGCAAGAATGCTCTTAATTTGATTCAATTCAAGAGCCTTCCAGGATAAAGACATAGGAGACACATCAAATGTGGTCAATTCAAAATCATCTTTTTTCCAAGGATTCGGTTTTTCATCCTGAGCAGTTGGCACACGACCATGATTAGAACTTTCATATTTAGTTTCATTATCATGTTGTGTGATCACAACTTCAGGTTGTTTATTAAAGTGATTATACACCATAGATGTTGCTTTGTAAATAACATAGTATTTAGCAATGCATTTGGTCAATTTGATCAGAGTGGAGTATCGGCCGATATTAGATTCGACACGATCTCCCATATCTCTAAACTGCGCACGAATAATTTTTAGCTTTGCTTCTTCAGAAACTAAGTTTCTAGCTAAAGAATCGCGCACAAAAGAGGTACGGAACACCATCTGACAAAACTTAACAAACCATGTGCGGTCCACAATCCACAATAGTGACATCAATAAGAAGTAACGGAGATAATCTCCCCAAGACGGCTTAATGACTAAATGGTCACTAGATTGCACATTGAGAACACACTTGCAACGATCTACGTTGTAAAAACATTGTTGACAAACCTGAATATGTGACATATCATTGTCACTATGACTGACAATCTCTTGGATATCCTCATGCATCTTAGATTCACGAGCAAACCAAGCTAGGAAATC